GGTTGTGTGTATGTTGTTCCGCCCAATACGTGGTCAAGAAGGGCGTCTTCTAAATAGTCACTTGCTGCACTCATTTTAATTCTCCTGTTAAGTTGTCTGCAATTTTTGTAATAACAGACAACTATATGTTTTTATGTCTGCTATAGTTATTTATCTCCAAACGTCAAAAAACGTCAAAAAAAGGTGATAAAAGATTAAAAGTCATATCCGTATATAGTTGACGTAGATGACCCTGTTATAAGTCCTTTGGCTGCTACTGTATTGAATCCTGTTATAACTTGATATGGTATACCTCCAAGACTGCTACTACTTGCAACATCAACGGTGCTTGTAATTGTAATTGTAGCCGGATTGCCTTTGGTTACACTAATAGCAGTTGGAACTGATACAGTGCTTTCTCCTGCTTGTGCCACTGGCAAATATGCACTTCGTCTTACAGTAACATCTGTTAATTCGTCATCTTCACCATCATATATTGCACACCATACAAGAGGAACACTTACATATTCGCATGTTGTATCTGGGTCTGGTTGTGGTCCAGTTCCTGCATTGTTGTTGACTGTTACTGTAACACTGTTAGGTCCACTTAGTCCGCAATAATCTGTTGGCTGTGGTGTAAATGTTATTACAAGGTTTTCTGCTGCATTGAATTCGCTGTCATCGCTTGTTACAATTTCTAAACTTGTTGCATTTGACGTAATAGATACTGTGCCTGTAAGACTGGCTGGCGAAGTTACTTTACCAGTTGCAGTACCTGTAATTTCATAATTTAGTGTATCTGCATCTTCTTTGCCTGCGGTTGTTACATTTACAGTAAATGTATCGCCTTCTGTAATTGTTGTTGAAGTTGCTGTAGTATTGGCAATGTATTCATCAGGTGCTGGTAAGAATGTAATGGCACTACTGTTGCCTCCAATAGTAACTGTTGCTGTTTTTTCTTCTGACACATCAACTGTAAATACTAAACTTCCACTGCCAGCTGTTGTTTGTACAGTGCCAGTGAGATCTACATTTATTTCATCTGTAGTAACACCTGTAATTGTATAATCGTATTCATAATCAGGTGCTTCAAAGAAACAATTTGAAGTACATTCAGTTGGCATTGCCAAACTAATTGTAACACTGTTTTCACTACATGCTTCTGTGGTGCTTGGTGTATGTATTAGATTTGGTTTTTTGCCGCCTGCTTCCATAAGAGCTTGTTTGGCAGGATCATCAAACAGTATTTCTTGTTCAACAGTTTCTGTGTCGTCGTCTGTTGTAAACAAACTTTTCAACAAGCCTGTCACAAGGTTACCAGCTAACAATCTACCAATGCTTGCACCATCTGCATAATCATCTTTTGCGTCTATTTCAGCATTGAATATCTTTGACTTGGTTCCTGTTGTATCAGAACGATTTTCGTAAGTTAGGCCAGCTGTACTGTAAACGTCTGCATTGTATTCTTGTGCAAGGACACTGAATATTAAATTGCCATCATCATCGTCTGCTTCTTCAATTTGTATAACTCTAAACACTTTATTGGTATAATCATATGCGGTGTTTGTAATATCTATTAGGTCACCGGCACGCACTGAATTTGCTTCAAAGTTTGCTCTAAATTCAACAATAGTATCTAATCTATTTTGTTTTAGTTCTCTTGATGCAATGTATTGTGCTTGTAGAGGATCATTTACAATTGGTAAGCCAAGTTGTAGTGTATTGTCTATTTCTTGTGGATATCTATCTGCACTTGGTATTTCAACTTCAACAACATCAACTGTATTTTTTATATCCTTGTGTGGATAACTTAGGCTAACCTTGTTGAACAGTTCATTTACACCACTGCCTGTGATTTTTATTTCGCCTAATATATTGCTGTCTGTAAAACTTTTTACACTTGTGCCGGTTGTGTTTAATATTACAATCCATTTGCCAGCATTTGTGTCCCAGGTAAGAAAACATCCACTTGCATTGGCTATTGTGTTTAGGTTGTCTAACACACTATTGTTTGTGTCTACTATACCATTTATTGTAAAATAATTTGCCATCTATCTATCCTTCAAGGTTACCGTCATCATCTAAGACATTGTTGTCTAAATGTAGTAACATTAATGTATCATTATTGTCTGCCGCAAACGCACTGGTGGGCACTGTAATAGTTGCACCTGTAGTATATCTTGCTATTTTGCTAAATCTAATATCATCCAAATACGGGCCTTCATCGTCATATCCTGTACTATCGCAATTAATACCTATGGGCTGGTTTCGTTGGAAGATTGCAGTATAATCCGTAGTTGTTGTATAGTTGACAACTCTTGTTCCATCTAACCAAACATTGATAACATCTGAACTATCTCTTTGTATAGCTACATGTATCCATTCTTCTTCAGTAATATGATCGCTTCCGGTTACTCTGTTACTACCATCGATAAAACATCTAAAATCTGTTGTAGATGTGTCATCATCAATATCAAGTAACAAAGTAGAAGCTAACGCCAATGGGTTATCATCATCATAAGTGCCTGTATCTACCCCACGAAAATCAAATATCTTTCTGTTGTATGCAAATCCACTTGTTGGTACATAAATCCAACATTCAAATGTAAATTCTCCACTTAGGTCTTGTGTAATTTCATCAGCTTCGATTAACAAAAATCTACCTAAATTAGAACTGGTATTAATGCCGGGTCTATAAGAATGTGTACCAAACTTTTTAATATCACTATTAAACCCAGAATATACTGGTTGTGTTTCGTTAACCTCTATAACAGTAATTGTATCTCTAAAGTACACATTAGGTTTAATTGAAGTGACACCAGTTAGGGTTGGTACTGTAACTGTTGCATATACATCATAATCACATTCTAATGTAAATGCTGCATCTGGAATAAACACTTGTATCTGTGGTGGAGGTGTAAGTATAAATTGTCCAACTAAATTAACAACGCCGCCGGCTATTAGATCAGCATCTATAGTGGTGCTAAATGCACTTTGCATTAGCACTGCTGGTATGTAGTTACCAACTTCCCAACCTTTTGTTTGTCTTTGACCATTTTGTGTAAATTCAATAGAGCAGTTATAGATAATAGATCCTGCATAGTCTGTTGGTACAGTTATAGTTGGAGTTTTTACTGCGTCCCATATTTCGGCACTATCTATATTATATAATTTATATACTCCTGAACCTGACACCAATGCTACTCCAACTGGTAGTGAGTCCCAAGCAACTGTTGTACCAGGTACATCGCTTACATCTACAGTAAATGTTACTGCTGCTTCAACTGGTTTGATTACTTCAATAATGTCAATGTTTCTTTGTAGTGTAAAACTTGTTTCTGTAATTGTTGCTGTAATATCTCTTGCTTGCGGATAACTTAATACAACACCACTAAACCTATTGTCTGTAAATGGTAAGTTGGTGTTTGCATAATTGTTTAATTCTGTTAGTGTACTCATACTAAATCAATCTCCGCTGCAGGCACACCAGCGCCGTAACGTGTGTTCTGTAAGTAATCATTAAGAACATCGCCTGGTTGACTCATTGTATTTGTTAGTTTAAATTTGACGTTTTGACCAATTGTAGTAAGTTTTTGTTTTTTATTGTATTTGTATTTCACAATGCAAAACACAAGATCATTCATTGTGTCTGTGCTTGTCCAATGTGGCATCAAATCATATGCGTTTGCAGTGTTGCCGGCTGCTTCAGTTGTAAAACTTACTGGTGAAGTGCTGCCGCCACTAAATGGATAAACTTCAATTAGGTTGGCCCATACAGTGCCACTGTTGCCATCGTCGTCGAATATGCTGTCTACTGTGTAACCAGTATCGTTAAGGCTTAATCTAAAATTGTCTATATATATTTCATTAAAACTTATTGCACTGGCACTTCCATCTATTAGGTTGCCAGTTTTTTCGCATAGTGTATAACATACCCACAATGTAGTGTTGTTGGCATCCATCTTAGCATCAGTAATTTTACCATCTATAAATGCACTGCCATACAATACAGGTACACTGTATTGTGTATCAGGATCTATTGTAACTTCAGTACCTGGATCAACTGTTTCGTTATCTTTATTTGTACTTTTTTGTAATTTGTTTAACGCCAAACCAATAAGAGCAGTTCTTGCAAGGTTGTTTGCAATACCGTCTCCTTTTAGAAAGTTAAATGCTGACGAAGCAAAACTACCTATCTTATCTATAAAACTCATTAAGGTGCTCCAAAATCAAACTTTGAATTCTTTAGGGCTGGAACTCTATCCATACTCGTGTCTGTTGAGTAAAACGTCTTTTGACTTTGTGGATTTGTTTTTCTTCCACTAATCTTCTGTTCAAGTGTATTTACTATATTATTACATTCCAAAATAATTAAATTACTTGCTGTTCTCGACTCAACATCATATTCTTCTTGGATGCTGTAGTTGTTTATTGATCCAAAAAACTTGCCTTCATAATCGCCTATTTGTGTACCATTAATTTGGAAATAGCCGCGATGAATTTCAATTGGTGCACCTTTTATTTTACTGTAAACTATTTCTGCAATAGCATCTGTTGGAATGCCACTGAGTGTTACTGTAATACTATCGCCTGTAGGTCTTATTTCGCTTGTGCTACTTGTGATGTTTAATAATCTACCAAGTGGTACATAAGACTCAGTGTTTATAACTTTGGTGTCGTCATATGTGCTGAATCTTAACACTTGTTCGCTGTATGCACCGCCTGATGTTGTGCGATATTCGTCTATTTGTATTCTAACAAATAAGCCTGTCTTAACTGCGGTATATGTGTCTAAGTTGGCCATTTATACCTCCACAAATATAAACGGTCCACTCCACTGAACTTGATCATAACCAAATACTGTCCATTGTGGAAAGTTTACACATATTACTGTATAATCTTCTTCAGCAACTCCTGGGTCAACATTACCATAATACCAAGGTACTTTGCTGTATAATATTGTTATATCATCAGTTGTATGCTTGTCGAGTGCTTCAGCAGCTTCTATGTCTGACTTGTATTCACTCCAACGTGGCCCATCGGGCAATCTTACTGTAAATATCTTTTTAGGGGTGCCTCTGCTTACTGCTTTAACAGTTCCATCTCTTGCTTGTGTGTTTGCTACTGTGTCTAATCTACTAATACTTAAATTTGTAGCGTTATTGAATATCCATTGGAAGCTCATCTATCTATCTCCTTACAGGTATGCCCTGCGAACCTTTTGTTGCCACTGCATGTATAAATTGCGGGTCTCTTGCAATCATTTGTTTGAAGCTCATTGCATCTACTGCGCTTATGTTGTAGGTTACATTACTGCTACCTCCGCCCATTGACAATGGTGTAATGTTAGCTGGGCCATTTATTATTTCAGGACCACGCTCTCCTACAACACCAAACTGCCCTGCCGGTAAGTATCCACCTTTTGCAAAGAAGCCACCAAATAAGTCTTGAATACCTCCTCCAGAGCCTGAACTTGGATTTAGTATGCCTGAGAATATTTGTCTTAAATTAGCACGTAGACTCTGTTCAAGTATGTCACCGATAAGATCTCTAAAGCTGAGTTTGCCTGTTTTAACAAAGTCAACAATAGCATCTTCCATACCTTTTGTTGCTGTTTTGAACGAGTCTTGTGCTCTTTGGGCCGCATCGTTTGCATTTTCATAGTAGCTGTCAAATGCGTCTTTCCATCCTTCTGCAAATGTTTGCGGACCTTTGGCTGCGTCTTCATCTTCTTTTTTCCTACGTGCGGCGTTGGAT